TTCTATTTTCATGAGCGACGAAACTGTGGTGGCTGAGTCCGTGACCAGCACTGATGCGCCCGTGGCCATCGACCCCGCACTTCTGAACAAACCTGTTCATCCTGAAGCTCAGCCATCTGCCAGTGGCGATGAATTGCTGAAGCATAAATTGGGGCTTGCTAATCAGCACGCCAAGCAATTTAAGAAGGATGCCGATGACGCCCGCGCCGAACGTGAAAAGCTCAAGCAAGAGCTTGAAGAACTGAAGGCACTGCAAACAAGCCAAGCCCAGAAGTCTCTTGAAGACCAAGGCGCTTTCAAACAGCTCTGGGAACAAGCAAAAGCAACGGTTTCTGAGCGTGATGCAGAGATCATTCAACTCAAGGCCGAACTTGCTTCTGTGAGGCAAGAACGCGAAGGCGACCGATTGAAGGCCGCTGCCATGAGTCAGATCAACACTGCAGGCGCAATCAACTCACAACAGATGTACCTGCTGCTGCAATCAGCATTGCGGACTGATGATGAAGGTAACGCTGTGGTTCTTAATGGGGGCATTGAGCAGCCACTTGGTGAATACCTTGCGAATCTGAAGCAATCAACTGAATGGCAGCATCACTTCGGTCCATCTGGCAGTAAGGGCATGGGTAGCACTGGCAGCGTCAGCGTTAGCCCTGGTCGGGAAAACCCTTATCGCACGGGTGATCTGACAGCCGCTCTGACTTTGGAGGTGCAAAACCCTGAACTGGCTAAAGCTTTGAAGGCAGAAGCCGCACGGGGTTAATCACGGAAACCTCTTTTAGGTATTAACGATGGCCGCACCATTTCAAAATTACGACGGCGGGACATTCCTGACCGATCTCGTCGTACGTCCTGAATTTCTTGCCTATGTGCAAGAAGAAATCTTCCACCGTTGTAAGTGGATTCAGTCGGGCGTTCTCGTTCGTAACTCTGCACTGGATTGCCGTGAAGGCGGTGTCCGCGTGCAAGTTCCTTTCTTCCAGCCGATCAACCCGACTGAAGAAGTTATTGAGTCCGATTCGGACTGGGGTACTTCTGGCGAAGGTTATCTGACTCCGCAGAACATCACTGCTAGCAGCCAGATCATGACCATCATGCACCGCGGTTTTGCGTATGCAGTTGATGATCTTTCCAAACTGGGCACTGGCACTGACCCGATGGCTGCAATTCGTAGCTATTTGGCTAAGGCCATCCTGAAGCTGCGTACCACCACGCTGATCAACATGCTGGATGGTGTGTTTGCGACCGCTTTGGCTCCTAACACCGTTGACGCAAGCCTGGCTGCTGGTACTCCTACCGATGCCAACTTTCTGACCGCTGCCACCGTTCTGCAGGCCAAGTCCTGCTTGGGTGAGCGTGGTGAAGATCTGACCGCGATTGCAATGCACTCCAATGTGTATTACAGCCTGGTCAACACCGGCATGATGACTTTCAGCTCCGACTCTTTGGCTGCTGGTAGCAACCTCGAATGGGGTGGCGGTGGTGTTGGTGTCACCAATGATGACGTTGCTTACTTCTGCGGTTTGCGTGTCATCGTTGACGACATGCTGACCCCCACTGTCCGCGTTGGCGCTGCAGGTGCATATCCTTGCTACCTGTTTGCTGGTGGTGCTGTGATGGAAGGCGTGCAGCAAGAACTGCGCACCGAAGCTGATCGCAACATCCTCAGCAAGCAAGATGTGATGTCTCTGGACTATCACTACGGCATGCACATTGGTGGCGTGAGCTGGATCGGTGCTGGTGACAACCCGACCAATGCCCTTCTGTCTACTTCCACCAACTGGCAGTGTGTTTATGGCGCTGCTGGCACCGCTAATGATGGCCATGGCACCAAGCTTGTGCCCATCGTCAAGGTGATGGCTAACAGCCCGTTTGATGTGGCTCTGGCTCCATGAGCTAGCCTCATTTCATATCGTCGC